AAACGTTCGATTTTCCAAAAGTATTTTAGGATTTTCAAAAATGGACATTTATAAATGTCCAATTTTGATTTCTTGAAAAAGGATTTGGAGTAAAAAATCGTAAAAACGCAAGGGTGGGAACTTTCGTCCCACACCCCCACATCCCACAAATTTGGGTATTTTTGATTGCGTATATTATATTGGATTCATATCCAACCATATAAATATAGAGAGAAATGCCAAAAGTTATTATAGTAACTGGTGGTGCAGGATTTTTAGGCAGAAATTTATCCAAAAAACTTTTACAAGATGAGAATAATCGGGTTATTTGTATAGATAACTTGGTTACTGGTCACACCAAAAATATAGCTGAATTTACAGATAATTTTAGGTTTCGATTTATTGAATACGATGTAACTGATCCGTATTTTAGCACGACCTTTGCTGAGATTCTCCCTGTAAACGTAGATGAAATTTATCACTTGGCTTGTATTGCGAGCCCGCCAAAATACAAGGAGTATTCCATTGAAACGCTCATGACCAGCTTTGTTGGCACCAAGAATGTTCTGGATTTAGCAAAAAGATATGGTGCCAAGGTCTTGTTTACGTCCACGTCTGAGGTATATGGCGACCCTCTTGTTCACCCACAACCCGAGGAATATTTCGGAAACGTAAATACATTTGGTGAGAGAAGTTGTTACGACGAAGGAAAACGTGTGGCCGAGTCGCTCATTTATGAATACAGGCGAAAGTTTGGTTTAGACATCAAGATAGTGCGAATATTTAATACGTATGGGCCTTATATGGATATTGACGATGGCCGCGTCATTACAAACTTTATTAAGCAAATTCTGGCAAGGAAACCCTTGGTTATTTATGGTGACGGCACACAAGGTCGCAGTTTTTGTTATGTGGACGATATGATTGATGGGCTCTTTCGTTTGATGAATAGTGTCGAACACGGCCCAATGAATATAGGGAACCCGAACACGGAATTTACCTTGAATGAACTTGTAAGTCAATTTGAAGGCATTATTGGCAGAAAGCTGGAGGTCACCTATATTGAAGCCACTGAAAATGACCCGAAGCAACGCAAACCCATTATTGAAAAGGCGCAGCGTTTATTGGGTTGGGTGCCAGCCATTGGCTTAACCGAAGGACTTGAAAAAACAATGAGGTATTTTATGACAATGCACGACAAATAAGTTCACCATGTTATGAGACTCAAACACATCCGCGTAAAAATTGCTCCAATTCGCGAATATCTATTTCTGGAAGTTGTGCGTGCGACTCCCAGAAATATTTGCAATACGCCCAAATAATGTTATAATTTTCGCCATACCATTCTGGATGGGCTTCTAGTAGGCGTTTATATACATTCGCAGGAAGCAGATTCAAGCTATGCTTTGGCAACACGTAGCATAGTTGCACTAATTGTGAGACGGGCTTCGTATTTGCGGTGGCATTCTTGATGTAAGTCGTGTCAAAATAAGGAATATATTTAATCAAATCTGACAACAGAGGCGGATAATTGTAGTTATAACACCAGCGCCAATCTGGGCAACCAGTGGTATAATATTTCAAGGTCCATTCCAATCCTTCCAAGTAATTCGTGCAGATTTGTTTCTCCCGCAGTTCATCCTTATCTAAATTGCACAAGGCGCTGTAATACCTGTGTTGCCAATGACTCTTATGGGGCTTGATGTATAATTCAACCTCGCGTTCATATGTGGGAAGAGCATTAAACTTGGCAAATCGTTGTTCGGGTGTATCTGTTGGATAATGAATATGTTGATACTTGTTGCGGAGATTGGTTTCTGCAAGTATATATTCTTCTTCGCGTTCTGCCAAAAATGCCACCATTTTACGCACGTTTTTCCAGTAAATGACTTTTCCGTCGGTTAAAACCTCTTTTGTGCCGCCAATCGTCGCCTTGTAAGCATTGAGCATTTTATCGATACCTCCTGTGCGAATATTAATGGCTGGAAAATGTGGCAAAAAGTCATTGCCTAGAAAAAAGCAAATGAAAATATAATCATAGACCCGTGATAACTTGATATCAGCCTTCTCATTATTCATATAAGACATGATGGTATCCGCAAGAGTGGGAATATCCATAACATAATTTGCATTAGGCTCAAGCGAGCTGTCTATTGATTTGATAAATTCGGGCGTTTCGCGAAAAAGGTAGATGTTGGGGCAAACAGGCAAATTATTAATGCTCAACATGATAAGGTCTGCGTCTAGGCCATACACAAGGCAAGTGCTGTCAGGCGCAATCTCCTTGCCAGATCGAATGTATTCGTAAATCTTGCTCTCACCCTCACCAGGTTCATCGCTTGTGCTTACAATTATTTTTTTCACACCATACCGAGGAGGATTATTAAAATGGGCAATCAATTTAGAGTTCAATTCACTCATAAATCGCGTACCGGTGGTGATTTCGATAGTATCAAATGCGGCAGTGGCCGGCTTACCTCCGGTTTCAGTTGTCAGCATTTTCGTTGTATACCAGGACTTGTATCGGCGCTGGCGTTGCTGGTCTAGCTTGGCGACCGGTGGAGTACCATCCAATGAAATCATGATTAGATTGGTGGGATTCACTATTGCAATATATTCTTCAAGCTTGCCAATCACATTTTTTATGATTTTCTGGTAAGTCGTTTCGTGTAGGTTTTCTTCAAAGTTGATGTTTCTTACACAATCATATACTATACTATTTGAATCCAAAAAGAAATTATTAACTTTCATATCATTTTTGATTAATTTTTTAATAATATGAGGATATTGTTTAATAAGATTTGAAAAATAACTAGGTATTCCCATGTTATTATTACATCTGTGCAAACGTTTATATGGTTTCGATAAAAGATTTGGCGCATAATGGAATTTTATATTTTGATAATATTATTAACTTGTGATAATATATTATGAAATATAGTAAAACTCAAATTACTAATTCAATCATTCCCCACTCTCAAGACGTACTTTTATTATTTGAACGAAAGACCCATTTTTTCCAACGGGTTATACAAAGGACACTATTACATGTGCAAAAAAATAAAATGTTGGATATATTGACAATAAACGAGCTGAACAAATGCGTAAATATATTATATGATTTAAGTAAAACATTAAAGGAATTAGTAGATACGAAAGATACTATAGCTACGGATGTATTACTTGGGCGATTGCAGGACATCAATAATGATTTATCAGGGGTTTTGAAATTATATGGCACTGATTCGATGGAAGACTTGTTAACTATTTGTATAGGAACGAATGGTATATTAGGATATAATGAAAACAAAAAATACGAAATATTAAAACAATATTTTCATCCAACGGGCTACACGTTGCTTACAAATCCAAAGCAAGACCAAGGATCAATTACGTGTCATGAAATTTCTCAAAGCAGTAAAACGTTTCATGTTAAAGTGTATGGAATGAAGGTAGTCATATACGACACTTTTTCAAAAAAAACGTTGGGTATACCGGGTATATTAGATGACATTTTGGTGGATTGTTTAAGTGGGGATTATGCACCATCTATAAAGCACGATTTAATACATAACATGCCGTCTGACGAATGCTTCCACACAGAATGTTTTGCAAATTATGTGCAATCTCTCACACTAAAAGATTATATATTGTACGATACACAAGAGTTGTATGCGAAATATTCAGGGTCGCTCGGCCAATTAACTGCATTAAAGCAGAAGGAAATGTCGGTTTTAGTAAAAGAGTTTCTTGACAATGATTTGTTCAATAAGCGACATATATTAATTCAATTGCTTATACATTCGAATATACACGACAATCAATATCTGGCGTATTTGTTGTACGATACCCTTTCGAATGATAATAATGGTGTGGTAGATACACAAGAACAGACTATTTTATTTGATAGTTTCCCGTGGTATATTAAACAATGCTTTCGCGATGCAATGAAAAACACGATTCAATATACAACAGAGCTCACCCATTTTGATGTAAATAAAATACCATTGGAGCAACAGATTTGTTTGATGAATACGTCAGACCATATCAAGGAAAAGGCCATGACCAAATTAAAAGAGGTCAAGGCAAAATCAGAAGACTCTGGTTCAAAGGCACGCCAATATTTGGACGGCCTATTAAAAATACCATTTGGAATTCATAAAAAAGAGAACATATTGACCATAATGAACGACATTAAGCAGGAGTTTTCATCCATCATCGCCAAAAGCGAGACTCCTGGAACAAAAAAAACATACACCAGTATTGAAATTATAAATCATATGAACACTCATAAGAATACCATAGTAGAGAGAAATCGCATGGAACTTATCGCAAAGGCGAAAGAAATCAACGTATACATTAAGGCGAATGGTCTCCCAAATGATGCGAAGATAGAATATGCGAATAAGAAAAAATCCGAACTGAGAGAATCGATTGAAAAATTCACAAGTGTTCATGGTTGTTTAGATTTGACTCCATTTGGACGTATACAGAAAAAATTTGAACATATCAAAGACTACATGAAAGGTGTCAAAACGACGCTGGATGATTCTGTGCATGGACATGAAAAAGCGAAAAAACAAATTGCGCGAATTATTGGCCAATGGATAAACGGAGAGCAAGACGGACATTGTTTTGGATTTGAAGGCCCGCCAGGTGTAGGAAAAACGTCATTGGCAAAATACGGGCTCGCAAAGTGTTTAACAGACGGAGATGGAAATAGTAGACCATTTGCCATGATACAAATGGGTGGTGATTGTCAAGGGTCTACGCTAGTTGGACATAATTATACGTACGTCGGATCAACATGGGGAAGCATCGTGCAAATATTGATGGATAAAAAATGCATGAACCCAATTATTTTTATCGACGAATTGGACAAAGTAAGTAAAACGGAAAATGGAAAGGAGATTATTGGGATATTGACGCACATGTTGGACCCAACACAAAATGACTGCTTTCAGGATAAGTATTTCAGCGGCGTAGATATTAATCTCTCCAAAGCGTTGTTTATATTGTCTTATAATGACGTGGATTCAATTGACCGAATTTTATTGGACAGAGTGCATCGCATCAAGTTTGCAGGGCTAACGCTGGAAGAAAAGATTGTCATTACTCATAAGCATATTCTACCCGACGTGTATAAAAAAATGGGATTGGAAGGCATGATAGTATTTACAGATGAAATTATCAAATACATTATAGAAGAATATACATCCGAGTCTGGCGTGCGTAAGCTCAAGGAGATATTTTTTGAAATCGTCGGAGAGATTAACCTGGAAATATTAACAAGCATTACATGCGCCGAGTATCCAATCAATATTAAAAAGGAAGATATATTGAAATATTTCAAGGACAAGCGCGAGGTCATTTACAAGCAGGTTAATTCGGTTAGTAAAATCGCAACCATAAATGGAATGTATGCAACTAGCGTCGGCTCAGGCGGAATATTGCCAATCACCGCCATGTATTTCCCGTCAAACAAGTTTTTAGAATTGAAGCTTACTGGACTACAGCAAGAAGTCATGAAGGAAAGTATGCATTTAGCCCTTACGCTTGCATGGAATCTAACATCTGTTGAACGACAAGTGGAATTAAGAAAGACATATGAAAATAATAATAGATGCGGGATAAACATACACGCAGGCGATTTAGATGTACAAAAGGAGGGGCCGTCCGCTGGTATAGCGATATCATGTGTATTGTATAGTCTATTAAACAATTTGCCGATCAAGCCCCATTTTGCAGTGACTGGCGAAATATTGATGAACGGCGATGTTTCTGCGATTGGCGGGTTGTCACATAAAATGCTCGGTTCACTCAAATCAAAGGCGACGTCTTTTATTTTCCCGAAAGAGAACGACAAAGACTATAATGATTTTGTAGAAAAATACAAAGATGCTGACTTAATAAAAGGTATTCAATTTTACCCCGTATCTAATATTCAAGAAGTATTTGAGTTGATTTTTGATAAAGGTCCATAAAATAAAATAAAATAATATATTATGGACGGCAATATTCAACCACAAAATACACCAAGCGCAGACGGGGGGTCAAATCAACCACTTTTGATTTTTCAACCCTATAACATGATAACTTTTTTGAGTTACTTTTCGCCGATTATTTTAGCTACTATCATCTTGTCGTCTTCTTTTTTCTACCAAAATGTAAAGGGTCTATTTTATTTGTTCTTTTTAATTGTGGTTGCGACGTTTAGAAGTTTTACATTACAAATGTTTGGAGCGGAAAAAAACAAACAAGACAGATGCGGGTTTGTACGTTATGGTTCGTATGGTAATTCCACCTTTACGACATTTGTATTTGCATTTACGATGATGTATTTGTTTTTACCGATGTATCAAAATAATGCATCGAATTGGATAATTGTCAGCGTTATGGTATTGTATATTTGTATAGACATTGGTATAAAAATGATGCAAGGGTGTTTGAAGATGCCAGATAACACGTCGGACATAGTAGGTGATCTTGTGGGCGGTTCTCTAGTAGGCGCGTTAGTAGTCGCAGGCATGTATTTGACCGGAACTGGCCAATATCTGTTTTTTGTAGATAATACGCAGAATGGTACAACGTGTAGCATGCCAAAAAAGCAAACATTCAAGTGTAACGTCTTTCGAAACGGCGAATTAGTCTCTTCTTCGACTACGTAAATGATTGAATATTTTTAACAAGCCATTTTTTAAAATCGGTAATTAACAACTGACGCTGAAAGGTGTCGGTTAATAACTTCATATTGCCGCGTGTGTTATAAACCATGCTAAAGCGATTATACACGTTAATAATATTTCTATTCTCGTACATGTTTAAATTTTCAAGTTTAAATGTTGGTTTATTTTTACGTTTATTCACATGATTGTGTAAAACGTATAAAACTTGCATAAAGTTTGTCTTTGTTTTGAACATATGTGGTGGGACACTTGCGAAAAAATTGGTTGCATGTTGAGAACAATCTGGGCATGGTAAATATCTCGCAATTTTGCGAATATGCAAGATTAATTCTTGACCAATCTCGTTAAACTTATCTTCGTGAATTTTTGCGGCTAAAGTATGAAATAATGTCCATATTGGTGGTCCCCAAACTGCTACAGGCGGCATATTATATTTATACTATATGCATATAAAGACAAATTGGATTTTTAACTAGTAAAAAATGTCAAATTATATAATTGAAGGAAATTTTGATTTTTATAAAGAACTATATGAATCATTGGAGGATGATTCAGATAATAATAATAATATGGACCAACTATCCGCACAAGTTTGCTTAATTTCAAACACCCCCCTTACAAAACATTTTGTGGAATTGGAATGTAAGCATACGTTTAATTATATGCCTTTATTTAAAGATTTGGTCAATCATAAAACGAAATTCAGCTCACTAGATACGCATCGTTTGAAAGTAAATGAGATAAGATGTCCATATTGTCGTAACAAACAAGGAAATGTGTTGCCTTATATTGAAGAACTTGGATTGCCCAAGGAGCACGGAGTGAATTGGATTAATATGGAGTTGATGAGCACATCCAATGTAGTAGACCTAAAGATTGGACAATGTTGTTGGGGCAATGGAAACGAGTGCTATGCTATCCACGTCTTAACTAACGGGTCTACAAACCTTGATTATTGTTATTATCATTACAAATTGACTGCTAGGAAAATGCTAATGGCGCATAAACTCAAGATAAAGTTGGAGGCAAAA